ATCCGCTGTTGCAGTTGCTCTTTTAATCATGTCTTTGTTTCTTAATCTTCTATTAAATTCTGCTTCAGTTGCATCTATAAAAAAATCAAGTTGGCTTGTTAAATCAGACCTGTTTAAAAAATTTGCAATATTAGTTTTTAATTCATCGTATGTCATACTTTACCTTTCCATGTTCTAAATGGTTTATTATCTGAATGGTTTAACCATTTCTTCCATTGTGCAGAATCTTGCGCCCATCCTTCTCGGATTGCTCTTTGATATATTACCATAGGTATTTCTGCTACATGGCGTAAATCTTTACCAGGCGTATATTCAGATAGATTTTTTACATAATCCAAAGTTGGCTGTATGTTTTGCTTCGTGTGATAAACAACTTTATCATCTTCTGTTGCAAATACAGACTTATAACCTTTTTTGTGATCTATTAATGTTGTCTTTGCCATGTGTAGATTTTAGCACAAAAAAAAGGGATGCCGAAACATCCCTTTAAGCTAATTAATAAAACTTATGAAGTTGTTAAATCAGCAACGATTCCGTGTGCAGCTTCGTTAGATACTTCTAAACCATACTCACATACAATCATTTTAGTTTCTGCATCGCCTATTGTAGCAATATCAACAGTTTTAAAGTCTCTTAAATAAGATACTTTAGCAAACTCTGGATCTACCAATAGTAATGATCTTTCTCTTGATCTGTTTGATGGAACGATTTTTAGTTCACCAAAGTCAGATGAGTAAACAGATACTGAAGCTTCTACAGTATTTGCATCAATCATTTGTCTAGCTTGAGTTCTACCTGTGAAACCAGATATTTTTTGCTTGTTTACAGGACCACAAATTGCCATTGAAGGCTCTCCGCCGTTTGTGAAACAATCTTGTAATACTGCTTTAAGCAAAGTTTCAGTTAAAGCTCTTTGAGTTCCGTCTGTTGGAGCTGCACCACCACCAGTAGGTGTAGAACCTGCTGCGTTGCTTACATTAGACTTCATCCAAGATTCAAAACCGCCAGTTACCCTAGCTGTTGTAGCATTACCAGTTGTTTTAGCGCCTTTTTGACAAAGAGCTTCTTCCATATCTCTTTTTAAAGCTTTAGACATGATAGCTAGTTGGTGAGCCATTTCTGATCTCTTACCAGCTGGGTCTGAAGCGTCTTGAGAACCAGTTACAGTTGCATCTCTTGATGAAATCATTGCAACATTACTTGCTCTAACTGTCGCTGTAGCAGCAGATCTTGATAGTTCAAAACCTTCTAACTGACCAGCAGCACTAGGTGTAGGTAATGATTCTGTTTGCCAATCAAACACTACGTTGTTAATATTTTTTTTACCAATTGATGACATAAATGGTGTTTGCATTGGAGAGATGTTGTAAATGATATTACTTAGATCTTCTCTGTCAGCTGTTGCCGAATATGTGTCAAAAGCATTAGTTACCTTAGCCATTCTTATACTCCTGTATAAATAAAATTATTTTAAAAATTGTTCAAAAACTTTAGCAGCATCCTGGACTCTTCCAGTTTTTGCTAATGTTTGTTTTGCTTTCTTCGCTGGTGCTGCCGATTTAGGTCGGTTAGTAGTTCCAGGTCTTGCCACTCTTGCTGGTGCTTTTTGTGTTGGTTTTTTCTTGACTGTTTCAACGATTTTATCGTTTAACCATGCCTTTCTTAAACCAAGTAAAGCTCTCCAATCATATACAGAGTTGACCTCTTCTTGGGTATAACCCAACACATCGATTGCGTGTTTGGCAATTTCAGCTTTTTCTTTATTGGCAACTTCTTCGTTTTGCCATTCTGGAATTAACTCGAGAAGCTTTTGCTGTCCTTCTTCAACTTGTTGTTGAATTAGTTTTTGCTGCTCAACATAAGATTCTTGTTGTAATCTTTGTTGCTCAGCTTGTACTGCTGTAAGCTTTTCTTTTTGTTCATCCCAAAGCTGTTTTTGTCTCACGTAACCAACAGGATCATCTTCGTATAAAGTGTTCCAATCTGGCTCTTCGCCTAAAGTCGCATTTAACTGCGCCTCCATCTTCGGTAACAACTGCGAATAAATCGCATCTCTTTGCGCTAACTCTGCTTGCTGCTCTTCAATAGTCTTACGCTGTTGAGAGAGTTCTTGTGTTTTGCGCGTATAATCTTGCTGACGAGAATATCCGTTGATGAGTTCCTCTTGCGTGACTTCTACCTCTTGGCCATCTACCTTTACAGTAAATGTTTGAAGTTGCGGAGCTTCCTCTTCAACATCGGTTTGTTCTTCATCCAGTTCTTCTTCATCGTCATCTTCCAACTCATCTATAATCTCTTGGTCAATTTCTTCATCAACAAATTCAGACTCATCTTCGATAACTTCTTCAACTACTTCTTCTGTTTCTGTGACTGCATCCTCAACCTTTTCCTCTTCAGGGGTTAAGAAACTTTCAAACATAGAAGCAGTAACTTCCTTATCAGTTTGTAAAGCAGTCGGTTTTCCGTTATTGCTCATATAAATACTCCTTAATGTATTTAAGAGTATTTTAGCTTAATAACGAGTAAAAAGGGAAGGTTTAACCAATATTTCTAATTTTGTTTATATTGGACTGAGTGAGCTTGCCTTTCTCTGCAATGATACGCAGATGCCTTTCAACTTCTGGTAATAATAATAATGACCTGTGGATATCTTCTCTAGCATTAACATCGTCAATTTCTCTTGATCCTAACCAATGATTTATGTATTCATTTTTAAGATTTTCTATTGCTTCTTTAAAAACTTCTGACGTTAATATTTGTTCTGCCTGTGCGGCCTTAACTACTTCTTCGTGTGTTACTGACATTATCTAAATAAATTAATTGGCAGTCTACCAATATTCATTGGATTTTGTGGTTTTTGAATTTGAGGTGGTTGGGGTGGTGTCAATAAAGATTGTGGTTTTTGAACCATTGGTTGTTGTTCAATAAAAATGTCTAAAGGTTGTTTTCCTGGTATATCTATTGGTCTTTGAATAGGTCTTTGAATAGGTGGTTGCATTGGCCTTTGCATTGGTTGTTGCACTGGGGGCTGAATAGCTGGCTGCATTGGTTGTTGCATGGGCATGCCTCCATAATTACCAAATAAAGACATTGGTTTTTGTGGCATAAACATTGGATTGTTTCCAAAAGCCATTGGTGGCATGTTTTGAAATTTTGGTAACATTTGCGTTCCTTGCAAACCTTCCAAACCCCTTGATGACATTGTTCCTTTACTCATATTACTGTGTTATTAATTTATCTATTTTTGCGTCTAGCTTATCTATACGCTCTATAACCCTATCCATATTCATTATCAATTCTTCTTTGGTAACAAATCGCATAGCAACTTCTTCTCTAGTCTTATTGAGTAGTATATCAACTCTTTTGATTTCTGTCGCGTTAGAGCGAATACCATAAATGATAGGACCAAATACCAAAGTTATTATAATGTTCCACAATAAAATAGAGCTTATTTCCATTTAGTAACTCCACACATGAGGGCGTGGTCTACCTTGTGCGTCTTTTGATATATCCAAGTGTATAAATCTTGCATTGCCTTTTTGATTAATTCCTATTCCTGTAAATCCATAATCGGTAGCTTTTGATATTACTTCTAGTGCTTGTTCGCCTCTAAGCAATATATCAGCAGCCAATCCTAATGCGTGCGTGCCTGGTTCAGATTTTACTTTTTCTATCGGATGATCTGCACATCTATATCCACTTGTTATTTTAAATGGAAAACCCACATCGCTTCTTAATAATTGTAACTTATCTATAAGTTCTTTTTCAATCTTATTTTCACCACAATGCTTACAAGCAAACTCTTCTATACTAAAATTTTCCCAACTCATCTTGTTAATCCTTTAGTTTTCTCATAACTTCTCATACCACCCAATCCTAGCATACCCATTAATACAGGTAGCATAGTAGAAGTATCAGCTTGCGGTACATCAATACCAAAAGGTGCTAATAAAGGACTAATTAAAAAGTTGACTGCAAAGCCTGCAACACATACCCAAGCTGTTGCTGGCCTCCATGATGATTGAAACCAACTACCTTTGGCTTCTTCTTTGTTTACTTCTATTTGTGCTTTTGCAATTTCATGGATGTGCTTTTGCGACATAGTTGCAAGTTCATGCGCGATTTGTTGTTTTGTATCTGCGTCTGGTATGAACTTGTCAAGAATCTTCGTTACTGGTTGTATTAGTTTGTCTATCATTGTGTAACCTTATAAAGTATTCAGCATCGACTAACGCGAGAGGCTTTGTTCTATTTCTTTTTATTATAACCAAAGGTTCGTAAGTTTTGCAGTTTTCTTGTGATTGTTCGTATGCTTTCCATACATTAACTGATTCTTGGTTTTTGCACTCTACTGAGTAAGGGAATTGTTTTCTTGATTGAACACCCATAATAATATCTTCACCATTAGAACCCATGGGTCTTGATTCTAAATCTTCTGGGTCAAAGCCAAGTAACTCAACAAGCTTATCTACAACCCATTGTTGTAAAGCTCTGCCTTTAGCCTTGGCAGATTGTGGTTTCATTTTTTCTTTTTAGATTTTAACTTTTTAAAGTCAGCAGCAGTAATTTTCTTTCTTGGTTTGGCTACCGAGGCTAGCTTCTTTTGTTTTGGTGAGTATTTACTAAAAGGCATTATTTTTTCTTTATTTTCTTTTTAGTTTTTTTCTTTGGCGGTCTACCCACTTTGCTTCCGTATGTTCCTTTTCCCATTGGCATAATTATTCTCCTTGTTGTGCTTTTAAAAACATTTTATCAGCCTTTTTTTGTAAAGACCATTCTAAATATTTTTCTAATAAACATTTTAATAATGTCATTTCTTTTTAATGATAGTTTTAACATTAGTGGGTTTACCACCCACACCTTGAGCCTTTGCTCGTTTTCTTCTAACTGCACTTTTCTTTTGTGATTCAGTCATTGATGCAGCTTTTGAAGCTGGTACACATTTAGGATATTTTCTTTTAGATCCTTTACTAGATTTTCTACCGCACTTTTCATAACCTCCACCCTTCTTCTTGGAGCCTATGTCAACCCAGTTCTCTTTGAACCATTTAGTTAATCCTTCTGTGTCTTTAGACATTTTTGTATTTGCCGCCTCTTTTTTTGTATTCTCTTACAAGCCATCCATTTGCATACGCGCTTGGATAAACTTTAAATTTCTTTTTGGCTTCTGCTTTCACTCTTGAATACAGGCTTGGGTTTGTAGGTTTGCTTGGCATAATTATCTCCTTATTTTCTTTTAGATTTAGCTCCAGAACATTTCCATCTTTTTCTTGATAGGTTGTTTGGAGTGTTGGGATCGTTTTGTTTTTTCTTAGATAATCTTTTCTTTATACCAAGACTTCTAGCGCAATAAGAATCACCCTTAGATGTTCCTGGCTTAACTCTAGGTCCACCGCCTTTGGCTTTACCTGCTTGACCATAACTAACTTTTTTACCAGATTTAGTTATCTTTACTTTTGCCTTGCCCTTTCTTGGTGTTGCCATTATTTTACCTTCCTTGGTCTACCTCTTTTTTTAACGACTGGCGCTGGTGTCATAAGACTATCAAACCAGTTTAAAAATTTATGTATCGTTTCTTTTAACCATACCCAAAACTTTCTTATATATTTCATTAGTGTATTGTCCTCTCTTCATAATAAATGATTTCAGAATCTTCTTTGACTTCACCGCCTGACATAAGAGACATGATTTGCAATGCGTGTTTTTTATTTTTTGCTCTTATTTCTTTACCAACATAAACCATATCATCTACCATAACTTCGATATCAAATATTTTGCTGTGGTCCATTGTTTGTAAATAATCCTTGAGCTTGAGCTTTTGCATTTTGTCTTATTCCTTCTCTATCTCTTTCCATAATAGCATTTATTTCTGCAATGTTTATTTGTGCGCCATACTTAGCTTGTAGCTCTAAAGCTTTAACTCTGAGTTGTGCTTCTTCAATATCTCTTTGTCTGTCATCGTCCATGATGATTTTCATTCTATCTGTTTCAGCATCAATCATAGCTTTTTGTGCGCTAACCTGTGCCTTCATAGCTTCAGCCTGTGCAAGCATTTCTGCTGCATCTGGTTTAGGTGGCTCTTGCGGTTGCGGTGGCGCGGGCGGAACTTCCGTATTTATAAATGATTGTGCATCTTGGAAGCCTGCTAGCTCAATCATTCTTGTTAGGGTGTTAGCATATTGTTGCATTGACACTAGAGGATTCTGTGGCCCTAGCGTTTGCATGATTTGTTCTTGCTTTGAAGCCAAGCCAGTTAAGACTTGGAACTTCTCTTCGTCTGATGATTTGGATATAGCTACATTGACTACCATATCCTTGTCTGTGTCCCAATATCTTGGGTCTACAGGTATAAATTTACCGTTTAATCTAAAGACATCTTGTGCTTCTTGGTGTTTGATTACCAAGTTATTAACTGTTTTAAACATGGTTTTTAGACCACCTTCAGCAAAATGTCTGCATATAAGTTCTATTCTACCTTGCGCACCGCTCATGGTAGCGGTTACAGCTGCGGAGGTTGTAGATTGTAA